AAAGAAGTAAATCTGAAAAAGGGCACTTTCTACGATTTCGAGGAGGATTTGGGCGGCGGCGTTGTTGATCTTGTGCGTTTAAACGAAGGCGCACAGTTGGCAAGTTTGCCACAATTGCTAGAGCGCAAGTTTGGAATCAGTCGCAATATGGAGCGCGACCTTCGACCGAGGGAGTTTCTGTCGAAGGTATTTCATTATTACGATGAAAATGGTGAGTTATGCTATCAGGTGTTGCGTTATGAGCCTCGCAGGTTCATTCAGCGCCGCCCGGAGGGCGATGAGTGGGTGTATAAGATGGATGGCGTCCAGCCGTTGCCTTATCGCCTGCCTGAGCTTCTGGCGAGTCCTGACGCGGTTGTGTTTATTGCGGAGGGTGAGAAGTGCGTCGAGGCGTTGAGGGCGCATGGCTTCATCGCGACGTGCAATCATGGCGGCGCAAAGAAGTGGCGTGATCCGCTGAACAAGTGGTTTCGTGGCCGAAAGGTGGTGTTGCTGCCCGATAACGATCAGCCGGGTGTCGATCACATGAGGCTTGTGGCGGGCAGTCTTGCGGATGTCGCGGATGAAATGCGCTGGGTCGATTTGCCTGGTCTACCGCCGAAGGGTGATATCGCCGACTGGTTGCTGGAGCATGATGTTGCGGAGTTGCGCGAGCTTGTGCGAAATGCGAAGCCGTATCAGCCGGAAGGTGAGTTGGAGATTGTGGACGATCCGGAGGAGGTTGATGATACGTTCCCGATCTATGATTTGGATCACTTGCGCCGCATGCCTCCGGTCGATTGGGTGGTCGAGGGATTGCTGACCCGCCACGGGTTCAGCGTGCTTTATGGCGAGCCGGGTGCGGGTAAGAGCTTTGTGGCCTTGGATATCGCGTTGAGCATCGTGCATGGCATCGCGTGGCAGGATCATCCGGTGCAGCGGGGTGCTGTGCTTTATATCGCTGGTGAGGGCGTCGGTGGGCTTGGTAAGCGCATCAAGGGGTGGGAGGCCGCGCATGGTCTTTCCGGGCGTGGCGCACCGTTCTTTGTCGTTCCTGTGGCCGTGCGGTTTCGCGAGCAGGAGGACATTGAGAAGTTGCTTAAGACTATTGAGAAGCTGGGTGCGCGTTTCTCAATGGTGGTGGTGGATACTGTCGCGCGTGCCTTGTTGGGCGGTGACGAGAATAGCGCCACGGATATGGGGCTGTTTATAGATGCCTGCGATGCGATCAAACGCCACACGAATTGTGCCTTGATGGCTATACACCACAGCGGAAAGGATGTCGCCCGTGGCCTGCGCGGCAGCACTGCTCTTCTGGGTGGCGTCGATGCGTCGATTCGGGTGAAGCAGGATAGCGGGGTGGTGTCTATCCGCACTGAGAAACAGAAGGATGCGGAGGCGGTCGCCGACATCCATTTGGAAATGGTGTCTGTTGCCTTGATTGGCGATTCGACAATAGTTTTGGATCGTGCGAGCGAGGCTGGTGCGGAGAGATTGACTGTCGCACAGGCCCTTGCGTTGCAGGCTTTGCAGAATTTGATAATTGACCTGAATGAGAAAGAGGTGCGTGTGCAGCAATGGCATGACGCGCACAAGGCGAAGGCACCGGATTCGACGTCGGGTGCGAGGCGTGACGCCCGCGATGCGTTGCAGAAGAAAGGATATGTCGTGATTGACAAAGGTCGGGTATGGCTGGGAGATCGAGCATGATTTGCCCTGATTGTTTTGGAGACGGTAGGATTGAAGTTGAATATGCGGTTGGAGGAGTAACACAGAATGGACCGTGGCAGGGTTATAGAGTTCAGGATGTCGAATGCGAAACGTGCGCCGGATGGGGAGAAATCGATGAATCGGAATGAGGCGTTGGATCATGTGAAGGGTATCCTGAGCAATCGCGGCGAAAATTACGGTGATGCGTTTTTGAATTTTGAGCGGATCGCTGTGATGTGGTCTGTTCTTCAGAGCCGTCCGGTTTCGGTCTTGGACGTGGCGCAGCATTTTATTTCGGCGAAGCAGGCTAGGCTTGTTGAGTCACCGGATCATCTTGATAGCTGGATTGACATCATCGGCTATGCCGCTTTGGCGATTGAGATGTTGGGAGAGTTGGATGAACAAGAAGATAACGACTAGGGCCGCGCGTGCTGCGCTTGCGTCTGACGACAACGAACGCAAGCAAGCGGTGATTAACGAGCTTGAGGCGATAGCGTCGGGCGAAGTGACGGATGTCCTGTCGTGGGATGAGATGGGCCGAGTCCAGGTGCGCCCATCGGATCAGTTGTCACCGCGAGCGCGGCGCTCGATTAAGAAGGTGAAGATTACGCCGCATGAGCATGGCAACAGCATCGAGGTTGAGATGCATGACAAGCTGTCAGCGTTACGGTTGCTGGCAAAACACAGAGGCCTTCTTGAGCCGAATTCTGATGAGTCACGCCCCAGCATGATTGGAATCAACGTCACGGGTCCGAAAACGACAACTTACGAAGTAAAGGAAGATGATGATGACGGGCAAGTTGCGGAAGAAAAATAAACTGGTGCATGGTTGGGGCGTCAACGATGCTGATTATGTTGTTTACACCGGATTGCGAAATGGTCTTCGTAGTACATGCCCGTACTATTTTGCGTGGAAAAAAATGCTTGAGCGAGTTTTTGATACTAAATTTCACACCCGACACCCAACATACATTGGTGCCAGCGTTTGTGATGAGTGGAAATATTTTATGAACTTCCGCGCTTGGATGATGGCGCAGGACTGGCGCGACAAGCAATTGGACAAGGACATAATCGTGCCGGGCAACAAGCATTATTCACCGGAAACCTGTGCCTTTGTTGATGGTTCGCTAAACTCCCTTTTGCTTGATAGTGCATCCCGTCGTGGAAAATATCCAATTGGTGTTTCTTATAATAAGATTATGAAAAAGTATCGCGCTTCGATGAATGTGAACGGAAAAAAGAGGCATCTCGGCTATTTCGACACGCCAGAAGAGGCAAGCCTCGTTTATCGCAAAGAGAAGTCCCGGCACGTTCGCCATATCGCGTTGACGCAGGTTGATGACCCGCGTGTACGTGCGGGACTGCTGAAACATGCAATCCTGATAATGCTGGGCGATAGCGATAGGCGGGAGGCGGCATGACGAGCGTAACTAAGATGTCGTCAACATATGTGCGCTTCTATAAAGATTTTGTGCCGTGTGACTTTTGCGGGCAGCCTTCTCGCGGTAGAGTATATGACCTGACGCAGAGGGTTGTGTGCGGTTCGTGCGGAGAAGAATGGTTTACAATCGATATGGTGGTGAAAGATGGCTCGATCCCCAAGGGCGCGTGATCGTTCTCCGCGCCGTCGCAGAAGCGGCGGCACAGATGCGCTCACCGGGCTAAGTCTGGATTTCAGCGAGAGTCCGACAGTATGGAAATTTCTAAACGACGACGCCTTTGTGCGTGGGCTGATGGGGCCGGTTGGCTCTGGGAAAACTTATGCCTGCTTGGCCGAGGTCATGCTGCGTGCTGTCAAGCAGCCGCCATCACCGGAGGATGGCATCAGATATTCCAGATTTGCCGTAATACGAAACAGCTACCCGGAGCTACGGACGACGACGATCAAGACGTGGCAGGAAATTTTTCCGGAAAATACGTGGGGCGAGATGCGCTGGTCGCCTCCTATTACGCATCATATAAAGCTGCCTCCGAGGGACGGCGCGCCCGGCCTTGATTGCGAGGTCATATTTCTGGCGCTGGATCAGCCGCGCGATGTCAGGAAACTTCTGAGTTTGGAACTGACCGGCGGATTTATCGATGAGGCGCGCGAACTACCCAAGGCTGTGGTCGATGGCCTGACTTCGCGTGTAGGTAGATACCCGACAAAGAGAAATGGCGGATGTCCGTGGCGCGGTGTTTGGATGTCTACGAACCCGATGGATTCGGATCATTGGTGGCCCAATCTTGCTGAAAAGAACCCGATACGTGGCAAGTATCCGTGGAAGTTCTACAAGCAACCGGGTGGCGTTGTTGAGGGAACCAAAGAGCATGAAGGCGCTATATTTGGCGGCGACAGGTATTGGTTATTAAACGGCAAGGCTGAAAACCTGAACAACCTTCCAATTGGATATTACGAGCAACAGCTTGCCGGTAAGACGCTTGATTGGATTCAATGTTATGCGGGCGCACAGTATGTCTATGTGCAGGACGGCAAGCCCGTGTGGCACGAATATACCGATAGCTTGATGGCGGCGGATGTCGATATCGAGATGGGCATGCCGGTCCATATCGGTCTTGATTTTGGATTGACGCCCGCTGCTGTCTTTGGACAGAAGATGTCAAACGGCAGGTGGCATATCGTGCATGAGCTTGTCGCCTTCGATATGGGGCTGGAACGGTTCGCCCATCATCTGATGGCGGATATTCAGACCAAGTTTCCCAAGAGCGATGTGATGATCTGGGGTGATCCGGCGGGCGGCAAGCGTGATGAGATTTTTGAAGTCACGGCGTTTGACCATTTGCGGACGCTTGGCCTTCGCGCCCAACCGACTGCATCGAATGATTTTAAGGTGCGGCGTGAGGCGGGTGCCATGCCCATGAACAGGTTGATTGACGGGCGTCCGGGTTTGCTTGTGTCGAAAGATTGCGTTCGCACGCGCAAGTCGTTGAGTGGCGGCTACCATTTTAAGCGTGTCGCGGTTGGCGCTGGCCACGAAAGATTTAAGGACGCACCAAACAAGAACGAGCATTCGCATGTCGGTGACGCTTATGGATATCTGATGTTGGGCGGCGGCGAGCATCGTGCATTGACCCGCAACCCCAATGGAATGCCGTTATACAAGCAGGCGGTCGCCAGCACAGATTTCAACGTGTTTGCATAAAAAAACTCCGAGGCCGCAACAGGGAACGGCCTCGGAGGTAGTGTACACGAAAGGAAGGCATCTCATTTATAGCGCAAATGAAGATATCTAGCAACAGCTCTGTATCACTTATTAAGTTTCACTGGGCGCATGTCCACTTGATGAATTTGCGTGAATTTGAGCGCAAATATTTTGAGTGGTTCCCTAATTACGAGGACATGCTTCGGACTTATGCGTCTTGTGAAACGTCTGCAACGGCGCTGTATAATGGTGATGTGGCGTGTTGCTTTGGCGCTGTCCCAATATGGAAGGGCGTTGCAGAGGCTTGGATACTTACAAGCTATATTGTTGAAAGAAATCCTATATCGCTCACAAGGGGTGCGCTACGATACTTCGATAACATTGCTACTGATATGCAATTACATAGATTGCAGATAGTCGTCGATAGTAGCAACTTGCTTGCACTTCGATGGGCCAAAGCATTAAAATTTGAACACGAGGGGCTGTTGAGGGGCTACGGGCCTGACGGTTCAAATCACTATATGCTCGCGAGGTATTATTGATGGGTGGATTATTTGGCGGCGGCATTAGCACACCGGCTCCACCTCCTCCGGACCCGGAGATTTCTGCCGCACAAAAGCGGCAAGAGCAAAGGCTAGAGGAGGAGGAGCGTCAGAAACAGGCGCAGCTTTCGGCGCAGCGCCGTGCGCGCCAGATTGGCGGTCAACGCCTTCTTCTGTCGAGCGAGCGTGAGGACGCCCGTGAGGGTATCCAGTCTACCCTCGGGGCTGGCTAATGAGTGGCGTAATCTCGCGGCCTAGCGCACCACCTCCGCCGCCGCCACCACCACCCGCCCCAGAGCCAGAGCCGAAGCCTGTCCAAAGCACTGAGGATCAGCGTCGTCGCGCGGCTGCATCACGCGCGCGTCGCATTTCGGCCCGTTCGCTTTTGGGTGGCGGCGGTCAGCAAGAGGAGACGCAAACAACATTGGGTGCCGGGTAGTGGGCAGTCTGATGCCAAAGGCTATGGGGCGCGTTGTGGCGGAAATCCCTTCCGCTAGTAAGGTGACATCTTCAGATGGCCGCCCGGTTCCGGATGATATTAAGCGCAGCGCACAACGCGCTGCCGGGGCGGTGTTGGCCGGTGAATCCCTTCCGGAAAAAGATATATTGGCAATAAAGGGGTTTTCATCTAAAGCAAACGAACCCTCTTTAAGTACAATTGAACAGCGCCGAAGTGCCGCAAAATCTAGGGCGCGTAGATTTTCTGCGCGTGCCTTGTTGGGCGGCGGTCAAGGGGATCAATCGCAAATAACATTGGGTGCCGGATGATGCCGAAGGTTGTCACAAAAGACGGGAAAACCCGCCATTTTGCGTATAGCAAGGCTGGCATGTCTGCCGCCAAGGAGTACGCCAAGCAATATGGTGGCCGTATTTCTGGGGTCAGCATGAAGACGAAGATGATGAAGAAGAAATAATGACCAGAAACTACCGCAGGGAATACGATAGTTTTCACAGCAAGCCAGAGCAGAAGAAAAACCGCGCCATGCGGAATGCCGCTCGGCGCAAGATGGTGAAAAACGGTTCGGTGCGGAAGGGCGACGGTAGGGATGTAGACCATAGGGACGGAAACCCTAAAAATAATTCTCACAGAAATCTTATCGTGATGTCGATGAGTAGGAATAGATCAAAGAAATGAAGAAAGAGGTTTGGGACAAGAAAAGGCCAAAGGACTTGGGAAAGCCAAAATCTTTGAGTTCTGCACAGAAGCGTTCTGCGATGCGTGCCGCGAAGAAGGCTGGCCGTCCATATCCAAATTTGATTGATAATATGAGGGCCGCGCGTGGCTAAAACACCCGCTTGGCAGCGCAAAGAAGGTAAGAATCCCTCTGGTGGTTTAAACGCAAAGGGCCGTGCTTCCGCTCGCGCACAGGGTATGAACCTGAAAGCGCCAGTGAAGAAAGGCGACAACC